GGTCGCGAGTCAACTCAGCGGCATCAGCCGTGATGCTCGCTTACGCGCAGAAATCGGATCTGGATAATCTTGGCGCTTTGTTTGGTGTCGCACGCCTTGTCGTGTTTCCAGCCAATCCAAATGCAAACCCGCCGCAATCAGCTCTCTTTGAGGGAGATGAAGCGTATCGTCGACGCATTCAGCTTTCGATTGAGGCCTATTCGTCGGCTGGACCTTACGGAGCCTACGAATTCTTCGCTTTGAGCGCGGACACGCGCGTGGCGAGCGTCAACATCGTTGGCCCTGAAAGTAGTTTGGTCAACCCTGGCGAAGTTGGGATCTACGTTTTGTCGTCAGAGGGCGATGGCACGCCGAGCGTCACTTTATTGAACTCTGTGTTCAGTATGTGCAACGATCCCGTGCGCAGGCCATTAACGGATCGCGTCCTCGTTCGTCCCGCTGCCATTACCACCTACAGCGTCAACGTCACGATTTACGCCAATCGAGGTCCATCGCCCGATACCGTTGTTGCCGCCGCCAAAGAGGCGATCACCCGCTACACAAAAGCACGCAAAAAAGTTGGGCTCAAGGTGCATCGCGCGGGTCTCGTCGGCAGTTCATTTCTGCCCGAGGTCGTGTCTGGTTCGGTGACGTTTCGCAATCCAATCGAGGATGTTCAGATTACATCCCCTCTTGCTGATATCGATCCGGGCATGGGCGGTTCAGCCTATGTCGATCCAAACAACATCGTTGTGACCTATCAACAGGCCTGACGTTCAAGGAGTGTAGGTGCCGTGGGTCTGATCCGCCTCATTACTCTAACCAACGTCGGTGGCGGCTACGCCCTTGCGCCCATTGTCACGATTACGGGTGACGGTACGGGTGCGCTAGCTGTTGCGCACTTGCTTGGGTCGTCCGTTGGGCGCATCCAAATCTTGGAGCGCGGCACGGGATACACCCGCGCCTCTGTGTCAATTTCGACGTCTCCTGGTGATTCGGGCGGCGGGGCAGCAGCGATCGTCTCGATTGGGCCGACCTACGAAGAACATTTGCTCCCCTACAACGCCACCATCTTGGAGCAATGTTTGTCGGCTGTGTCCGATGCAATTGCTAAAATTCCAGTCCCGATTGAAGAAATTTGGCGCCCTTACGATTGCCCGGAGCCGTTGCTGCCGTGGCTCGCGTGGGCTCTTTCGGTCGACGACTGGGATAATCAGTGGCCTGAGAGCGTGCGCCGTCAAGCGATCATGGATTCTATCCCGCACCACAAGAAAAAAGGCACCAGGATTGCCCTGGATACGGCAGTTGCGCCCTACCAAAGCGTTTTTGTGTTTCAAGAGTGGTGGGAGTACGGGGGGCAAGCCTATCATTTCAGGTTTAAAGGCACGATGCCACCGGCAACTTGGCCCGACCTGACCAACGTCAATAAAATGTGGAACGCGGCAATCCGGGCAAAGAACGTTCGATCTTATCCGGACCCTATTTTAATCGACGCGCAGACCAATCCGGCACCGCTGTACATCGTGCCGTTTTATAATTCTAAAATCATCGCCAGCAATCGACCTGCGGCGATGACCTCGGCTGTAGTGACAACGCCAGTGTGGCTCGGCGGTGTGGTTCGTGTTCGCACCATCACACGTGTTGGCGGCTAAGTCAGTCGACGCTTTGTTGATCACCCGAATCGGACTAGCCGTCCTTGATGTTTTCATGGCTGAATTGGCCCGTATTCATGGTTGACCGATGAACTTTGTCACCGTCGTCACTTCGGCTGGCCTTGCCAAGATGGCGTTGGCGACAGCAAACAATACGGCATTGACTTTTTCGGCCATTGCCATCGGCGATGGCAATGGCGCGGCAATCTCTCCGTCAACTGCTTTTTCGGCGTTGGTGCGAGAGGTTTGGCGTGGCACGCTGACCTCGATTACGCGTAGCCCAACTAACAATCAGCAGGTGGTTGCGCAGACGGTCATTCCCTTAAATGCTGGCCCGTTCACGATTCGTGAAATCGGGCTGTTCCTCGCGGATGGCACGTTGTTCGCCATTGCTAGCTATCCAGAGAGCTTCAAAGCGGTTCCCGCCAGTGGCGGCTACAGTGATGTCATCATCCAGGTCATCGTTGCGATGTCCAGCGCGTCAGTCGTGAACTGCACGATCGATGTCGATTCGTATGTGACCGTTTCGCGGGTGCGCCATCCTTTCATGGCGGTCAAATCGGTGTCTCTGCAAGCGCCGCCGCCCATGCCTCAAGTTGGCGACGTCTACCTTGTCCCGGCTGGAGCCACAGGCGCTTGGTTTGGCTACGCGGGTCGAACGGCTGATTGGGAAGGCAACATCTGGTCGTTTGGATCTCCCGATCTGACCACCATCATTGGGGCCGCTGACAACGGGCTGTACTGGCAGAAAAAATCTGGCGGCTGGGTTCAGATCGACCTGGATGGCAGTGGTTTCAAAAATTCCGATTTCAAAAACTCGGTCCGTGCTGCTGCGGCAACCAATATCACGCCGTCCGGTCTAATCGTCGTTGATGGCTATCAAACGGTCGCGGGCGACAGGATTCTTTTGCATTTGCAGTCGGTGGCACCGACCAACGGTGTTTATGTGGCTTCGGCTGGGGTTTGGACAAGAGCGGTCGATGCGCTCGACGGCGCATTGACGTCGGGGGCTACTCTCTACGTCGAGAGGGGAGCGAAATTTCAAAAGTCGTTTTTCACCTTGACGACTCTGGACCCGATCACGGTTGGCACAACGGGGCAAACCTGGACGAAGACATCGGGCGCGTCGATTGACGACATTCTGCCGTCACGGCTGTCTCAGAATGGCGAGTTGGTCGTCGATTGGAACGTGGCGACTGACAACGGCTGGTATCGATCCGATCTGCCAAGTGTTGTCAACTCACCTAACAATGCTGTCCGCTGGCTTGGCCTCGTCGAAGCTTTCGACGTCGATGGTCTATGGGTCACGCAGACCTTACACGGCTACGAGACCGATTCGTCCACAGCGGCTGCATCTTATCGCCGTAGTCGCAACAACGGCGTGTGGACGGCTTGGTATCTTTTCGCTTTGACAGCATCCGAGATACAGACAGCGATTGCGCTGTTTGCCTCGAATGCTGATAACTTGGCATCGGGAACCGTTGCTGATGCGCGACTACCTGCGCGCATCGGTAGAATTGGTCAGACCACAACCAATTGGAACACCATTGACGCGGCTGGTTTTTACTCGTCGGTGAGTGGAGCTGTGACGGGATCGCCAGCCGACGCTTCAAATTGGTCTGGTTTTCATATTCCTTGGGCGGCTTCCCTTGACTATGCCTCTCAGATTGTCATCGCCGTTGATGGCTTCGCCAGCAGCGTAACGACGTCCTCCTATCGACGTGATAAAGTTGCTGGCGTCTGGGGTGCTTGGTTTCAGTGGGGATTGTCGCGCGATGAAATTTTGGCCCTGGTGACGCTGCCGAGTCGCTTGTTGCCGACCTCTGCGCTGATCACGAATTGGAACAGCGCCACCGAAAACGGATGGTACTATGCGGCAGCTGGAGCCGTCAACGAGCCGCTGACGGCGCCGTTGAATTTCGGCAATGCAGCGGCGCACTACGGCATGGTTTTTGGTTCGTGGCCATTTTTCGGGTCGCAAATTTTACACGCCTGGGATGGCGAACCGACCGCCGCTACTCCGCTGACTTGGCGGCGTGATTTTACCAACGGCGTTTGGGGTGCTTGGTATCGAATCTATTCCAGCCACCTGGAGATCAACGGGCTGATCTCTATGTTTTCTGCGTGGACGGTCACACAGGCGCGGGCGATGATCAACACGGTTATCGCTGATTCATCGCGACCTTTGGGGGCCTTGCCGGTGTTGGCGGATGCGCTCCATGTGCATCTAATTAAAGAGTACAAAATATCATTTACCAACAGCGTCGGCTCTACGCGCACGCTGACGGCAACAACACCGTGGTCGAGCGCTGTCACATGGTCGACGCTGTTTCCGGCCCCTACCCCGGGTCCGTCTAATCCCATTGGTAGTGAGTGGGGGTTGATTTACGATACCACCCTGAACGGCATGCGAGCCTTTAAATCGCTTGATCAATACATTGCTTCTGGCGGTGGAGATGGACATTGGAACGGTGGCAGTTGAATCTGGCAGCTTGATTTTTTTTGTTTCTGGCTTGGAAAACTACTATGGCACCCTACGACGCAGTTTTGACAACTTCGGGCGTTGCAAAGGTTGCAAGCAGCATTGCCACCGGCACGGATGTGATCTTCTCTCACATTGCCTTCGGCGATGGTGGCGGCTCGACGATCACGCCAACCAGCGCCATGACTGCGTTAGTCAATGAGGTGTGGCGCGGCTCGGTGATTGCGAGTGGTCGCGATACGTCTGACGCAACTTTGATTTACGCTACAACTTTGATTCCGTTTTCGACTGGACCGTTTACAATTCGTGAAGTTGGCCTCTTCACGTCGGACGGCCAACTGTTTGCGGTCGGCGCCTTTCCGGATTCGGTGAAGCCACCCTTGTCGCAGGGTGCTGCGATCGAAGTGTTGTTCCGTTTTATGATCAAAATTGCATCCGGCGCTACAGTATCGTACACAATATCATCGGACAACTACACGCCAATCGGACGCTACCGCGTGCCATTTATGGCGGTAAAATCCGCAACGGTGACAGTGCCGCCAGCTACGCCTGCAAGCGGCGATGTGTATCTGGTTCCAGCTGGAGCTACGGGTGCGTGGACTGGCTACGCGGATCGCCTTGTTCAATTTCTGGATGGTTTTTGGATAAACACTTCGCCGCCGTTGACCACCATTTTTGGCATCGAAGATTCAGATAAATACATGCGGCGCACGGCGACTGGCTGGGTGGTCATATCGCTGGGTGGTTCAAAAGATTTCTTGGATAGCGTTCGGGTGGCGACAACGGGCAACATCGCCTTGTCCGGTCTGCCGATCATCGACGGCTATCAAGCGGTCGCGGGAAACCGCATCCTGGTTCGCGCCAATACGGTTGCCTCGCAAAATGGTGTCTATCTCGCTGCTGCCGGAGCCTGGACAAGAGCTTCTGATGCAACTGTAGACCTCAACAGTGGAGCCGAATTGTTCGTCGAGAACGGTGCTACGTGGTCCGGCACCGGTCATGTCCTGGCAACGCCGGACCCGATTGTTGTTGGCACCACGGCGCAAAGCTGGGTGATGACGTCGTCGTCCAACCTCTTCAACGCCTCGTTTTTGTCGACGGGCACCATCTCGGATGCGCGGCTGCCTGCGCGCATCGGTGCGGCTGGCGCAACAATAACCAGTTGGAACGCAATCGTTACTCCTGGATTTTATTCTTCGGTTGCGTCAGCGACGGCAGTCGCGCCTAATGCTACCAACGATTGGTATGGCTATCATATACCCTGGTCTGCAGCCACGACCTACGCAACGCAAATTGTCATGATGCGGGATGAAGCGTCAACATCGTTATCGACCAACTGCTATCGTCGCGACAAAACTGCAAACGTGTGGGGGGCATGGTATCGAGTCAGCTTGTCTCTAGACGAAATGAATGCACTTTACCTACGTCTTGGAGATATTATCCCCGAGGCTATGTTGCCGGATCGAATCGCGCGCGCGGCAACGACGGGTGATTGGAATGCTGCGCTCATGACTGGAACTTACCATTCTGCAGCTGGCACAGTCGTCAACTCTCCGGATAACTCCGTTGCATGGCTTGGTTCTGTTGATTCAATTAACGATGGTATACAGCACGTCACTCAAACGGTGCATGCTTATGCTCTCGATACCGCCCTTAATCATCGCACATTCCGGCGCAGTCGCACGAGTGGCGCATGGGGCGCGTGGTCGACGTATCCTTCCGAGATGTACACGGCAGCCACAACGGCGCCGACAGCGTTCGCTTCTGGCGACTACTGGAAGAATACAGCTACGACAACGGTATCCGGCGTGCGCGCCGGGGGCACGGCACGCCGAACCGATGCGGGATGGAAAGAAATTTCTGAAGACCTTGCCTTTACAGGGCAAAACACATTTGCGGGTTCAGCTGGAATTGGTAACACGGGAATCGGCGTGACGGCGGCTGGTGCGAGTGCGGCAGCCAACAACGTGGGCTCTCAAGCGACGATCATTGGGGCTACCGCTGGATCGGGCAATACCGGCGCAAGGCTAACCGCAGTTGGAAACAATACAGCTTTTGGCAACACAGGAACTGACGTGACGGCAGTCGGCGCCGATGCCGCAATGTCCAACACGGCGTCGGGTGTCACGGCGTTCGGGTATGCCGCCGCCCAGAGCAATTCCGGAATTGACGCGACGGTGTTCGGCAAGAACAGTGGTAAGTTAAACACGGGTTCCAACCTAACCGCCATAGGGATTGATGCGGGCAGCGAACAAACGGGATCGTACGTCGCGGCTTTGGGGGACGCGGCTGCTTTTAAAAATATCGGCTCGCGGGTGACGGTTTCTGGCTTCGGATCTGGTCTTAACAATGTGGCCTCCAACTTGACGGCGGCGGGCTCTTCGTCGGGTCAATACAATGCGGGTGATCGCGTCTCTGCTTTCGGGACGAATTCCGGCTACAATAACGCGGGAGCTAGTTCTTCTTTCCTTGGTGCTGGATCAGGGTACGGCAACAACGGGTTTAACTTGACAGCGGCGGGAAATAACGCCGCCTACGGCAACATCGATCACAATGTAACGGCCATTGGATCGGAGGCGATGACGGCTTTTGTTGCAGGGCCATCAAAGGCGGTGTCAGCCCTCGCAGGAACCAACAGATTAACCGTCACAGGGCATGGCTTTGGTGCGGTTGCTTCGGTTTTTTCGGTCATTTTTACAGGTACGCCGCCACCGCCGCTCTTGGTCGGAACACAATACAAGGCAACGGCGGTCAACGCCAACACAATCGAAATCATCAATCCACAAAATGGAACTATCACCGGCCCCGGGTCGTGCACGGTTGCCAAGCAAACGCTAGATCGTACGGGGTCAAGTGCGATTGGTATTTATGCTGACGTTGAGGGTCCAAACGAGGTTGCACTCGGAGGGTTTAACATTGTGGCGGTCAAGACGCTGGGCGCAATTCGTCCGGGCCGCTTCCTGACTTCAGCTTTGACGGCTGCCTTTGCTGCCAAAGCAGGGGCCGGAGCGATTGCTTATGATCAGACGCTCGGCAAGCTGGTCATCTCGACCGGTGTTGCTTGGGTTTTGGTGTAAAAATTGATGCGCTGAGTGCTGTTTGCTTTTCACTGCCAAAGTTGACTTTTCGCATCGCTGCTTCTGATGATTAATGTGCTAGTGTCGCGTAGCTTTTGATTCTCTTTTTTCTTTGACTTTAAGCCTGCTGACTTGTGTGGGCCTCAGGGAGATTTTCAACATGGCAGGCGCGCAATTTCTGCACGGTATTGAAACCATTGAGACGGATGTTGGGCCACGCCCCATTGCCGTTGCCGCATCGAGCATCATCGGCATCATCGGCACGGCGCCGAATGCTGACCCGCTCGTTTTTCCTCTCAACAAAGTTGTTGAGGTTGCTTCCGACTACATCAAGGCCGAGGCCTTGGGGATGGGCGGGACGCTGCGCGACAACATGCGCATGATTTTCGCCCAAGCGGGCGCGGTTGTGCTGGTTGTTCGCGTGGCCGAGGGTACGACACCTGCACAAACAATTTCCAATATCATCGGCGATCCGATCGCGCGCACGGGCGTTTGGGCGTTCCTTGCCGCCAAATCGACGCTTGGCATGCAGCCAAAAATTCTCATCGCGCCTGGGTTCACGTCGGCGCGCACGATTGGTGTTGTCTCGGGCGTGTCGCTTTCAGCTGGCGGCACTGGCTACACGGCTGCGCCAACGGTCACGTTCACGACGGGCGGCGGTGCCAACGTTACGGCAGCCGTGGCGGCTGGTGCTGTGACGTCGGCTGCGGTTGTTTCTGGCGGCAGCAACTACGTTGGCACGCCAACAGCTGTGTTCTCTGGAACTGGTACGGGCGCTGCTGGTAACGTTGTGGTGGCTGGTAACGTCGTGACGGGCGTGACCATCACCGCAGGTGGTACCGGCTACACGGTGGCCCCGACCGTTAGTATCGTTCCATCCCCAGGGGCTGCGGCCACGGGCGTGGCGACGATTGCAAGTGGTGTTGTGACCGGCGTGACCATGACGCGCTCCGGCTTCGGTTACATTGCTGCCCCACGGGTTGTGTTCGCGGGTGGCGGTGGTGTCGGCGCGACGGCGACGTCGATCACGGCGCCGACGGCTGGCAATCCTGTGATTGCCGAGTTCGAGGCTATCGCATCGCGTCTGCGCGCCGTCTGGATTAAGGATGGTCCGAACTCACTTGATAGCGACGCCGTGATGGATCGCGGCGACTGGGGATCGAAGCGTGGCTTCATCGTCGATCCGCACGTGTTGGTTTGGGATACGACGTCGAGCACGGTCCTGTCGCGTCCGGCCTCTTCATCGGTTGCAGGCCTGATTTCCAAGACGGACAATGCGGAAGGGTTCTGGGTCTCGCCATCGAACAAGACCATTTCCGGCATCATCGGCACGGCCCGTCCGATCGATTTTAACCTCGGCGATCCGACCACGCAGTCGAACTACCTCAACAGTCAGCATGTCGCGACGATCATTCGTCAGGATGGTTACCGGCTGTGGGGCAACCGCACGACGTCCAATGACCCGCTGTGGGCATTCTTGTCGGTGCGCCGGACCTGCGACATCATTTACGACAGCCTCGACAAAGCTCTTCTGTACGCGATCGATCGCGGTCTCAACGCGACTTCGATCAGCAATATCGCGGAGAGCGTCAACAATTTCATGGGCGTACTCAAGGGACAGGGCGCGATCATCAATGGTCGCTGCTGGATCGATCCGCTGGAGAATACGCCGTCGCTGCTGCAGCAGGGCATTTTGACGGTCTCGTTCGACATCGAGCCTCCGGCCCCGATGGAGCACTTGATCTTCAAGGCATATCGTAACGGCGACTACTACAAGGAAGTCATCGACAAGGTGAACCGCCAGATTACGGGGGGTTGATCAACCGGCAGGCTCCATGACCTGGGGCCTGCCGATCCTTCCGGATGGCGCGTAAAGCTCATTTCCAAATCACATTCATTCTTGCAGAGGCCTTGTCATGACGCTCCCCAATATCCTCCGCAACTGTTCGGTCCACGTTAACTCATCTCCTAAGATGGGCGAAGTCGAGGAGCTGAAGTTGCCGGTGTTCGAAATCCAAACCGAGGAGTATCGTGGCGGCGGCATGGATGCCGCTGCAGATCTCGACCTCGGCATGAAGAAGCTGGATGTGAACTTCAAGATGTTCTCGACCGATGCGCAGATCATCTCGGTGTTTGGTTTGGCGCCGGGTAACCTCGTCACACTCGATTTCTACGGCCACCTTGCCTCCGAACTGACGGGATCGACGACGCGCGTGTGGTGCAACACATTCGTCATGCTGACCAAGGTTGACTTCGGCACGTGGCAGCCCGGCAAGCGCAACGCGATGGAAATTCATGGCAACGTTCGTCGCCTGAAGCTGATGCATGGGCCGCGCCAAATGGCCTACATCGATGTGCTCAACGGCGTTCGCGTCATCAACGGCGTCGATCTGACCGCCGAGCAGAGAGCCAACCTCGGCTTCTAAGCTGGTTGATTTCGGTAACATTGAACGGGCCGTGTCAGCAAAGACACGGCCCGTTGTGCGTTTTTTGTCGATCCTTTAATTTTGTTGATGGTAGCTCACCTGAGGTGGTTTTCTATTTTTGTTATTTTCCTAAGCGAATCAACTCAAACCTCGTTTTGAGTTGCCGCTTCTGTCATTCTTAATGGAGGTTCCCTTGAGCATTCAGCAAAACCCGCATTACAGCGAGCCTTCTCTGGCGGGTGAAATCGACGTGTTTGGTCAGGATGTTGGCGCGAGAGGTGCGGCAGCCCAGGCGTCTGCGACTGGTCATGCTGCGCATCAG